CCCCGCCACAGGCGATAGTACTCAGCCCATCGTCTGGAGTAGTTGTTGTTGCGAGTCTGTTCCCAATCATCAACCTTAGAAACTACCCAGCTAGTCAAGTCAGATGAGCTAGTGGGAGCAGTGCCTGTAGTAGGATTGTTAGCGTCAATAATTGGCATTATTTGTTATTCGAGTCTGTGGTTTGTGCTTCCCGCTGCCGAGCAGCGCGTTGCTTATCAGCTTCAAGGTCTTTCTTTGATCTATGGGATTGGTTTGTCTCGGGATCGTACAGCCACTCCCGACCCTTCTCATCTCGGTATGAGTCGTAAATCTTACCGCCTTTTTCTTCTTGTACTTGTCCTGTGTATCTGTTTGGCATATTAGTTAACCTTTGTTAAGTCTTTCAATTGGATCCACATAGTAGTTTCCTTGTTTGATTGGTCAGGCAAGTACCGAACAAATGCCCATGAGTCCGCGTGTTGTTTCTCTATTGGATCTATGTCTTCAATCTTAGCTTTATACGCATCTACGTATACAGTGTCATTAATATTGTACATTAGAATCCACTTGTCAGATCGTGGGGTATCCACGTATCATTCATGATTGCGTCGTTATAGAAAGGCTTAGCAACCTGATCTATGTACGCTAGAGAGTCCAACATGTCATCGTGAGCCATCGGGTTAGGGAAGTCCATCAATTGTCCGTGTAGTTTGTTAGTGTAAGGACCGGGCCTAAACGTTAACCTACCCTGTTGCATACGTCCTTGTAGTGCCCACACGATTCTATCAGTCTTCTTCTTGTTCCCATGCGTCACTTCGGTAATTGGGGGGAACGTATTCAACCTCTTCATGTTGTCCATGAGGTACGGCATGAGAGCGTTTTTGAGAGCTCCTTTCTCGATACCGATCAATTGAGGTTTGTATTTCTGTGCTGTTCTTAAGACCGTAATAGCGGTCTCTCTTACGCCCCACCTTCCCGTGAGTATGTCCCATACGTGCCACCCTTCTGTATTTACCTTGACGATAGAGATAGCAGTCTCGTCAAGTCTCTTAAGATGTCCTTTGGCGATGCCTTGTACATCTTCGTATCCAGCGGGATCCACAGTCATGTAGAACTCGCCGGGGGCATTGTCTTCCTTAACTACAAACAGATCGTTACTAAAGATTGTACCACCGAAAGAACTGAATGAAGCTTCAAACTCTTGGCGGACATATTCCATCGGCATGTCTTTAGTAGCTTGGAAGATCTCCTTCGGATCAATGAAGGGGTTGTCCAAGCTTGGGAATGTCCATGCTCCCCACTCATCATTGTCAACAGCTTGAGCAGCTACGAAGAGATCGTAGAAGTGGTTCTTACCATTGGGCGTACCAATGAATAAAGCCTCTCCCTTGACGTCTGCCAAAACAGGACGGACAATAGCGGACCACACTTCTTCCTTCATAAAAGCGTATTCGTCCATCACCACGTATGAAAGTCCTACACCTCGTAAGGTATCGGGTCTGTCGGATCCTTTTAGGTGGATTTGTCTTCCATTGATCAGGGTGATGATACACTCGTTCTCTCGTATACCCTTAGTGACTGGCTGGGCCATCATCTTCAGGGATTGCCACATGATGTCCTTGGCTTGCTGGAATGTAGGGGCTATGTAGTACACCGCCTTATCAGACAAGTCATAACCATGTTTATTAGTCATTTGTAGAGCGTGAACGATCAGCTCCACTCTCGCAAGATAGGATTTTCCAAACCGTCTTCCAGCACCAACTACTTTGAATCGATGAGGGTCAGCGAATATACGCTGTTGGGCTGGGTGTAAAGAAAATTCTAGATCCATATATTACGACATATCTTCGTGCCCACAATAAGTGATCCCGTAGTTACCCCATTCACCGGCCACACCGGGATTTAGTGGGGTATTGGTACCCATTGCAGTTTCGTTGTAGGTTTTACTGAAGGTTCCAGTGATATTACCTCCACCAGACCCTTCTGATGGAGTTTGTGCGTCTTGTTTACTTGCCACCGTTGGAAACACCCACTCGACGATAGTCATCCGGGGGACTAATGCCTGTTACAGTAGCGGCTTCACAGCCGAAGTCCTGTCCTTGGAGGTTGTGACCACCGGACTTACCGGCATTAGTTGCATCTGCGTTCTGATTACTCATCTTCATCTCCTATTTCTTCAAATTCCCCTTCAATATGGGGAAGTTTGGGAACATCGTCATTCAAACCCTTGATAATGATGTTGATTCCACCGAATCCTTCGTGACCACCGTAGTGTTCAACCGCTTTTCGTTGAGGAATCGCCCTATCAAGGAGCATTTTAGCTGCAACCAAGTCCCCTTCGAGAGCTTTCTTGACCACAACCTTGATTATCTTCTCAAAATCCTTGTTGATTGCCCCTGCGAACTGCTCAATAAGAGCGTTTTGCATCTGTGTAAGGGCGTTCTTTGATCCTACAGGTCTACCTGCGGGATTTCCAGACTTGCCTTTGACTAGATTTGGGTTGCCCCTCCGTTTAACATCACTCATTTTATCTCAAACTAGTTAATTTGTTATAGAATTCTGTGCAAGTCACTACATCAATTAGCCCTTGAGACTCCACAAGCCTCACATAAGCCACAATTTCATTCCACACGGACTCAGTAATAGTGAGCACAGCGGGAGTTGGGTCAATATCGTGACCATAAAGCATCAGAGATCGGCCATATTTGATACATGTATTGATGTATCCTATGATCGTAGCCGCTGAAGCTTGGTCCATCGAGGCTCCAGACATCTTCATCAATGCTTGAGGAGGGGAACATCTTGGATCCATACCAGCTTGTGTGTTGATTCGGGTGGATCTACCCATCTTATAACCTGCGTCAATCAATAGATTCTCTACATATGCGTTAGAGATTCCGTTAGAGTAGGCTATGAAGTCATTACCACGAGAGTATCCACGAGCTTGAAGCCAAGCTTTCGTCTGGGCAAACGATGTGAGGATCTGAGCATCAGTGAGTTTGGATGCTGTCGGACGTCCCGGATCGGGGGTTGTTGGAGTTCCGGTAATTGGAAAGGTGAATGTAGAGGCTCCGGTAACTGTGACAGTGAATGTCCCATTGAACGATGGGCTCATGGCCCCACTAATCGTCACACTGTCTCCAGTAGTTAGTCCGTGAGCGAGACCTGAAACATTTGTCCATGTGGCTAAACCCGCCCCATTACTCACCAGTCCAGTTGTGCCCGCAAAAAGTAGCGGAACATCGGCGGAATCATTATATTGTTGTAGGCCAAAGTCCCATCCAGCGTTATACAACGTGGTATAGTTAGCCTCAGTTAGTCTCCCCACTCCACCTACTTGATAGGGAGATGAGAAGATTGTAGCTTTGAATCCTGCGGCTGCTAAAGAGGGGTATGCGTAGTTGATTTGTCCATCCATCGAATCATCAAAGGTGAACATCAATTGAGGCTTGTTTTTACCAATCCAAATCTTTCGGATAAATACGTTAGCGGGAATGCCCTGTGCGGAGGCGTGCACGCCCAATCTAAAGTCTATTTTACCAATGGTGGCAAAGTTAGCAGGTCCCCCATTATTTCGTGTCCACGTATCTGTGAACATGGCTTGAGAAATAATCTGGCGTTTAGGCGTCTTATCGGCTCCGGATATTGGAGTTCTATTGATGTAGTTGAAGTAATCAGTCCCGGTCTGTTCTGTGATGAACACGACGATGGTGTCAACCACCGCCCCCGTACCTTCAGGCCATTCTGCCTCGAAGCAGAATATCTCTCCACCAGAGAGATCAATAGTGGCTCCCGGAGTAGTTTGATTGGGTTCGTATTTAAACGAAGCATACTGCGAGAGAGTCCCACCAGTGATATTAATACCTACCCCGCGTTCGTCATAAGTGTATGTACGCCCAGAAGCAGCGGGAGAGCCTGAGTTGAATACAATCGAAGAAGAAGGAATAGAACCGTCTGTGAAGTCGGCAATTAATCTCATGCCTTGGGGGGATCTAAGAGAACTCATTATACGGGACGCCAGAAAACCAGAACTGTTTCGTCAACGGAGCCTGTGACTGTTAGAGCAGCAGCCGAATTAATGGCTCCATAGAACGGGAAGTGTAAATCTACAGTAGTAGAACCAGTTAAAACAATTGAACCAGACGCTATGACAGATCCTGTGTCTTTGGTGAATCCCGCTATAGTAGCAGTAGCTGGTCCAGCGTTCTTAAGAATTGTGATACCAATAAGGTGAGTATCATTCTGGACTCCACCTCCAATATCCACTGCTCCTGTGCCGTCACAAATAGTCAGATTAGATTCATTACGTGTTACGACGTAGCTAGCATCAGAGCCTCCAGTTCCCCCACCTTCTCGTACGCCCGGAATTAACGTCTTAAGGCCCACGGCCCAATAGGTATCCCCACCACTTGGATTAACTTCTGTTGCCATAGTTCATGTATCTCGTAGTTGATTGATGTGAATGGAGCTGGATGCAGGAATCGAACCCGCTGCCTCGGCCTTACAAAGGGCGCGCTCTACCAGTTGAGCTAATCCAGCGAATTGTTGGAGCGGGTTGAGAGAATTGAACTCTCGACGTACAGTTTGGAAAACTGCCTCTCTGCCACTGAGTTAAACCCGCGAAGTGGCGGCTCCACTAGGTACTGCCCCCAGTTACGTAGGGTCAAAGCCTACTGCCTTACTTTTAGGCTATGGAGCGATAATTGGTGACGGGGGTTTAAAGTCTCCCGTCCGACATATATTAACGTAAGGTGCATGTATCTAAGGGGAGTGTGGAAGCAGGATCGACCTGCTCACGAAATGACAAGACTCGAACTTGTGACTTGGGCGTTCAAGGCCCATGTTCTACCAACTGAACTACATCTCTACCACAAAGGTTGCTTAGATCTCTTGACCTAGTATGACGACCTTAATCACCCGTCATGCTAGTTATTATACACCATCTGCCACAGGTTGTCAAGCACTATCGTATTTTCTTAGGTTGGAAGGTGTAGTACTTAATTAATTAATATATGTATTATCTATTATAGATAATTAATGTATTAAGTATAGTAGTATATATTATATAAGTACTCTTTAATGTAATGTGAGGTCCGGTACGGACGGTTCCATTAAAACGGGGTTACAACCCCTGTCCGGAGTCCCTAGACTCCTATCCAGAGTCCCGTTCTTAAGAACAAGAAGCCATGAGAATTATACCCAAAAAGAGTATTATCTAATTCAT